TATAATCAATTAAAACGTCTTGAATATTCAATTGTAGTTTATCGTTTGGTACGTGCTCCAGAAAGAAAAACTACAATTGAATCTTCAAGACTTTTTAATTGATTATATGTTCTAACTGAAGCTTCTAAATATCCACGAACATCTAAAAGATTTTCTCCAAATAAACCATAATTTGAATATGAAACTTGGTTTGATTCAAATTCTGTTGCTGGTTCTGATCTATTAAAATCTCTATATGCAACATCTACAACTTGAACAAATCCAACTATTTTTCCCTTTCTGTAAACTGGTGCTGTTGTGAATGCTGGTAAAATTTTGATATCAATAATGTTTTTGCCTTTACTATCAGGAATCAACTCTGCGTATAATTCCCCTTCGGTAAGCCATTTTCTGAAATATTCATCACCACGTTCTTTCACTTTTATTACATCATTAATCCAATAATCAAATGCAGCAAAAATTCTTTTCTTAACAGTGTCTGGAATCTTTTTCTTTTTGTCAATGATTAATTTCATAATAACATTATCTTCACCAGAAACTATTGAATCATTCACAATAGAATCAACTGCATCCATAATTTCAGGATACATAGACATTTCTCTATATTTTCCTATTCTAGCTCTTTTATTGTAAAGAAGAGGAGACATATCAAGATATGATATATCTGAATCAGAATAATAACCTAAATTTGAATTGGCGATTTGGGAATCAATTTCTTCTTTAGAAACACCTCTACTGTTTTTTAAACTTACTATTTGTTTTTCGACTTCATCTTTATCTCTCGAATTTACAAAGTCCATTGCAAATGGATTAAGTTTTAAAATTTCAGAGATTTTCTTTTCAGCCATATTAACTCCTGTTATATTCTTTTTTACGGTTTAAAACTATTATAACGTGATCGTATTTGTCCAATTGTCACACCATAATATGTGTCGGTATAAAATTTTAGTATTGTATCTAACTCTTCAAGAGGAACTTCTCGTAAATTCCTAACCGATTCAAATCTATAATTACGCACACCAAAAGCGCCTTTTCTCATTATTTGGTCTAAATTACTATAATTTATTGCTGGTAATCTTGTAAAACCACCCTTTTCAAAATATGCTTTCGCAATTCTCTTTACTTTTGCCATCCACCATTGCCTTGCTTTTACTGGCATATGATGAAAATTTAATCCTTGAAAATATTTTTTCTTTCCTCTTACTATTTTGTAAACGAAAGTTAATGGCATATAATCATAAAATTTCAATTCACTTATTGGATAATGCTTCATAAAATCATATTCGTAAACATAAAAATATCCTGGGCGTATCGAAGTTGCTCGTTTTAAACTCCTTAGATATTTTATATATTCATTAATATTTCCATATACACTCACTTGTATTTATCCTTTAAGAAAATTTACATTTTTTCTTCTTTTTTTCGTTTCTTTTAAACATATTCATAACTGGACCTTTTCCTAAATCACCAACATTTCCTGTTGTGATTGCTGCTTCTGATTCTTTCATTCCAAGCATCTTTTTTAATACACCAACTACAACAGCATAAAATTTATCACTATCTTCTGGAATTTTTGGATATTCGTCTTTAGCAATTTGTTTAGCCTTTTTCCAACGCTTTTCCACTATGTCAACTGAAAATCCTGATTTATCAGCCATTGATTGAATTATATTTGCTGGCATATATTCCCCTAATTATCATATATTAAATTAACTTTTATTCCAGAATCATTTAATCTTTTTACAAATTCATCCCAATAACCATCAATTGCATCAACTAAATTCATATCACCTAAAATATCATTAGCATTTGCATTATTTATTTCTTCAATACCTTGCTCTTGTAACCAAACAATAAAATCATCTACTGTATTTCGTTCTATTGTTCCTTTATATATTTCAGTAATTCTAACTTTTCCTGATTTAATATCTTCTTCTAACTGTATTCTCTGTTGTAAATATTCAGTAAAGCTCATTTATATCTCCTTGCAAAAATTCTTCGTTTAAAATTCCCATTAACATTTGCTCTGTGGTCAAATTATATCGTTCAGATAGATCATCTACACCTTTTTTGATACGTTGTATCTCTGCACGGTTTTCAACCGACCCTTTCACGATTAATTTGTTGTAAAATGAATTGTCGAGTGTTTGTAGATACAAAAACCTACTCAAATTCATTATCTTTGATCCTAACAATCTTTTTAACTTGAAAATGAATTTATCAAACACCGATAAAGAACCTTTCTCTTCTTCAGTTTCAGGTTTCTTTAAAGAATGTCCAGCTTTGTCAATAAGACCTAATTTATAAGCCTTAGTTTTCACAATTGGTGTAACTAATTTTTTAACCAATATGTAAGTTAAAACTGAATCTATATTACTTTTATCTTTTTCCATCAAATTCTCCTTTACATTTTCAATTATTTATATTAATCATTAAATGGATCTACATGACCACCTGATCCTCCAGCACCAAGACCCCAAAGACCGGTTCCTTGACCATCTTTTCCATCTTTACCCTTTAAAGATTTCAAAAACTTTTTGTCAGTTTTTAATTTTCCTAAAAGAGACTCCACAATATCTAATGATTGTTCTTGTATGTTGTCAACTTTATCTTCTATATTTTCAGAAACAAATTCAATTTCATCAGAAACATTTAAATCTTCTATGATTTCGTTTTCAATATTTTCTTCAACTTCTGTAACATCAATATCTATTTTGTCAAGAAAATTTTCATTAATTGTTTTGTCTTTTTTTTTGGAATTTAAGTTTGACAAATCTTCCATTTCTTCTTTTTTCTTATAAAATTCATTAAAGTTCATGCGTATTTTCCTTTTTTTTTATAATGGACTATTGAAATTTCCATCAAAACTTAATAACATTCTTGCAATTTTATTGTTTTGGTTTGGAACTAAATACCCAAATTTACCATCAGTAAATGATCCACCAAAAAGAGTTAGATTGGAATCGATAGTTTTTAAATTTCTACTAGCAATTGTACTAAAATCTTGTAAATCTATTCTTACCATCACACCATAATTGGAAGTAAAATATCCATATTTTCCGTCTGTCATAACACTTTCAAAAAGAGTATCACCAGTTAATCCACTATCTGGATCTAAAGCGGGATCTAAAACCGTAACACCAGCTAAAGTGAAATTATTTAAATCTATTCTAACTATATTAGTGTGTTCACCATCAGCATTTTTGTACGGTTGTAAATACCCATATCCATATTTATCAATAAAACCACTAGAAAATCCTACTAATTTTGGATCTATTAAAGATAAATCTAAAACTTCTACAGTACTAAAATCTGATAATTTCACTCTCGCTATTTTTCCAAAATAAATTATAGCAGAAGCTGGTGCAATCTTACCTCTATTATTAGGAATAAAATATCCGTATTCTCCATCTGTAAAGCAACCTTGAAACCCCTTCAAATCAGGATCAGTATCAGCTAAATCTAAAACCGTAACACCAGATGTTGAAAAATCATCTAAATCAATTCTAACCACAGTTCCTACAGCACCAACACCTAATTTTGTATTAGGCGCTAAATATCCATATCTACCATCTGTAAATCCACCAAAGAAAAGTGTTTTATTCAAATCTACATCAAACTCAGATAATGTTAAAACTTCAACTGCACTAATATTAAATTCGTGTAGATCAACTCTAACACAACTTGCGCTAGAATTAAATGATGAAGGTACTAAATATCCATATCTACCATCTGTAAATCCACCACGGTAATTTTTTAGGTTGATATCGATAGCAGAAAAATTGATTGATTCAACTGTACTAAAATCATATAAATTAAATCTCATAAATACTGAATCATAATCTTGACCGGCTAAAGTTGCATAAGGAACACAATACCCATATTGACCATCGGTAAAACATCCCTTATATCCTTTATAGTTAGAATCAATTAGTGCTAAATCTAATGTTTGGGGTTTAGAAAGAGGAAAAAACATTTGTTTTGATTTTCCATCTTCATTTAACGAAACATCCAATCTCTCACTAAGAGTATCTAATGAACCATTCAAATCGGTTCCTAATGTTGAATCTATTTTAAAATTTACTGTTTTGTCAACATCATTTTGACCTAATCCACCACCACCAACTCCAGCAATTCCCCAAAGACCAGCACCCATTCCATCTTTTCCATCTTTACCAGGATCACCTTTTATGCCTTGAACAGTTTTTATAAAATCTTGATCTGTTTTTAGGCTTGTCATAAGAGATTCAACAATATTCATTGTTTGTTCTTGAATAGTTTCATCCAAAACTTCTTTAACCATCTCTTTTTTAACAGAAAGTTTATTTTCTATTTTATCTAAAGTAGGTTTTTCTCCAATTTTCTTTTCATAATAATCACTAAATTTCATATAATCTCCAATTTTTTGTTTACCACCAACCGTATTTATTTTTATTAATATTTTCTTCACAATCACCAGCAGAAAAAATTATAGGTGTTTTCTTTTCATCTACAATATCTGAAATATCAAATAAATCTGATGCACTTGTAACTGAAATAGCTTCTGGCATAGATGCTGATGTTTGATAAGGAAATTCTGTTGCTTCAAATCCAAGATGTTCATTTTTATATGGTCTCACAGTCAATTCCCAAGAATGTTTTGATTGATGAAACATTTCTTCTTCTTGACCAACATCGACAACTTCATAAAAATAATTTGCATATTCAGTTCTTATTATATCCCCAACTTTTGGTACATAAGCTGATAATTCCAGTTGTAATCTTCCTGATGCATCAAATTTAGATGCTTGATCGAAATGTCTTTTAGCGATCCAAACAATAACTGTATCAAACGGTTCTATTCCAAATTTTGTCCAATTGTCTTCTTCTTTAGGTAATTCAGTCATAGCCATAAAATTAAACTGTCTTTCCCAACGTCTATCATTATCTTCTCCCCAAATTCTATTGTAATTTACATCATATGTTACTGTATAATAAGTCATACAAACACCGTGTAAATTATATGCTTCGGTGATTAAAAGATCATATAGATTTTTTTCATTTTCATATCCAGATTCATATTTAAACCAATCATTTTTATCTCTATTAAATGAATCAAAATTTCCCATTATTACCACCAACCATTTTTAAGATTATTTTTTGGTTTTTCACAATCACTAGCTGAAAAAATTATACCATCTTTAGCTATATTTATATCTTCAGATATGTCAAAAATATCTGTTGGTTGATCAGTAACTCCACTAATCTCTGTTGCTGATGTTGATCCACCATCTGTAATATGTTCATCTTTGAATGGTCTCATGATTAAATCCCAAGAATGTTTAAATTGGTGAAACATTTCTTCTTCTTGACTAACTTCAACAACTTCATACCAATAATCATTATATTTAGCTTTTATGATATCACCAACTTTTG